CGCATCTAAGTAGACACCATCAGGAACCATACGTGACATTACTTGTTGTAACTTTAAATGGGTCAACTGAATCATATCAGCAAAACCAGTTATACGTTTTACGAGTGAATCAATTTTACCATTATACATACGAGGAGCTACAATAGCATAATTCATTTTTACTTTAGTGTAGTTACTTTTAGGACGCATCATGTTTGTAGCCATTTCCCACTTAAGTAGTTTTTCTGTACCTAATATTAAAGCTCCTTCATATAAAACTTCTATAGATCTTAATAATCTAGAATAACCCCCTTCTTTATCTTGTGGTGGATTAAAATTATCATCTTTAGGTATTATTTTATCAGCACCAGTTCCAGTTTCTTTTATTTTGTAAACTTCATTCATATAGGTTTTATAGTTAAAATATAAAACTTGAACAGTGTTGTTATCTTCTTGTTTTCCAGAATAATTTGTATTATAATTATTTTTATTATAATTTTTATTATTCATTATGTCTTCAAGATCACTTTCTGATAAATGAGGAAATTGTTTTGCTAACTCATTAACTGGTATTGATTTTACTTCACCAACATAATATATGTCATCAAAATTAGGAGAATCAGAATATGAATAAACTAAATTAGCAGGATCAACGTAATCTATAGTAACACCCTCTGAAGTAGTAAAGTTTGTTTTTACTGCTCCCATACCGAGCACGGCTAAATCGTAATAAAATCTTTTCTTTATTGATTCGTAGTTGTTGCCTTCAAACAAAACATTTAAAGCTTGTTCTTCAGCTATTTCAACAGCTTGTTTGTAAGTTAACTGCATGTGCAACGCTAATTCTTCTTCAGATTCCGGAAGTTCTTCTTTTTTATTTTCGTATAAATCCGCATTAAAGTTTTCCATTGCAGCGTCGTTAAACTCTTTACTTTGTATATCTCGCAAAACAGATTCCATATACTCAGTTCGTTTTTTAACACCAAAAGGATCTTGAGAATACGCTTTTATATCATAAGTTCTTTCAGCTATACCATTAACAACTATATCTACAAACTTAGATATTATAGGAACAGGCTTCCAGTCTAAATTTAAATAGGACAAATCACCATTTATAGACAACTCATCCTTGTATTTCTGTATAGATTGTTCTCCTCTAGCATACAATCTTAGATTATGAAAATCTTTAATATTTGACATGTACCTATTAATACTTCTATCTTCATTGAACCACTCTGTCTCTATAGCTTTAGCTACTTTCATACCGTAGTCATAACTTAGCTTTTCAGCATCACTTACGGTTTGACTAGGAAAATAACTCTTATTAGAATATGCCATATTACTTTATTATTTGTGAATTAGATCCAGTGTTATTATATCTGGAAATATTTATATTTAACTTGTTTTTTTCAACCTTAGGGTTTGGCGCATATAAATGTCTATTATTAGCCATTATAGCTAAACCACTACTTATGGTTGCGTCAAACTTTGTTCTTTTGTTTATATCAAACTTACTCCAATCATTTAATAGCTCATTAAAATATAGATCACCAAATGTACCGTCTTGTTTCATACCTACGTGATCTTGTATGTACATTTCAATAGCTGCGGCGTGAGCTTGTTTTATGTCTTCAGAAGAGTTAGGTATACCACCTACTTCTTTTTCTGCAACTGATAGTTTATTCCATATCTTGTCAGGTCTATTCATACTAAAACCTCTATAACCTCTACGCCTTAAATAATACAACAATCTAGGTTTATTATTCTCTGCTAATATTGGCATACCATAAAATACTAAAGCCATTAAAACATCTTCAAAGAATATTTCTGCCGTAGGTGGTCTTGATAAGTATTCTAAAAAAAAACTGTTCGCAGGAGCGTCCTCCATGCTAAACCTGGTTAAGCCGTGTAAAGCTCCTTTTGATCCTTCTCCATCTACGGTCCCTGATATATCATAAGAGTCACAACCAAATGCCCCCATGTGTTCATTACCAGGATATTTTATACCATTTTTAAGCACCACTCTATTCTGTAGTTGTTGCGGTGGAACCCAACTAACTTTAAATCTACCTTTTTGGTCTGGATAAAATATTACTTGTGAATCTTTAACACCATTAACCCATTGAAAATTACCAGTAGTAATTCCAAGCGTTCTAGACATTTCTTCGTTGTAATCTATTTGCTCGTATATTTTAACAAGGTTAAATATAGAGTTTTTAGTTTCATCTCTAAATGCATGTTCTTCAGTTCTTGGAAACTGTCTGTAAAACTCATTTAAAGCATCTTGATCACCTTTTAACCCTTCTGCTTCGTTATTCCAATGATCAACTACACCTATATCTATTAATTCACCGTCTGGGGCAAACACATCTGTGTCAGGAGTAGTGAATACTGGAACTCCGTACTCGTCAATAAATCCT